TTCCATCCAATCTTGAAAATATTTAAGCTCTAACATATCATCATTACAATGAAAAGCTAATGTTATATCATCATAAGTTTTTTGACGAACATTTGACCTATAAGCTAAATCCTTATCTGTTGCTACCATCGTTAAGCCGGGGATTTGTGCATTATGACAAACAAGTGATAACCTTTCTCGGATTAATGGATTTGTAGCGAATGGATTATTCTTAGCAATATCAACTCTAAATAAATTAGGGCTTGCGAAATTCGCTAATGTTTGTGATATAAATTGTCCTATTCCCTTGGCCATTCCCTGCTCCTTTATAAATACCTTTAACTATATACTATATTTATAAGAGATATATGAATAAATACCCTAGAGTTGGAAAATATAAGGTAAGAAATAAGGAGAAATATGTAGGTAATCTCCAAGAATGTGAGCATAGGTCACGCTGGGAGCTCATTTATATGAAGTATTTAGACAGCAATCCTAATGTCATTGAATGGGGCTCTGAGACTGTCGTAATACCCTATTATCACCCAATAGACAAGCGTACAAGACGTTATTTTGTGGATTTCTATGTCAAGGTAGCAAGTCGCTCAGGGATGGTTAAGAAGTACATTATAGAGATTAAACCCCATAGTCAATGTTTCCCACCTAAGAAACCCAAAAGACAGACTGTTAGCTATAAGAATAAAATTAAAGCTTATGTAATGAATCAAGCGAAATGGAAGGCTGCTAAGAGGTATGCAGATAAACGCGATTGGGAATTTGTAGTCCTTACAGAAAAAGAACTAGGAATAAAATAAAGGGGGAAGTGTACCGATACGGTTTCACAAGGCATCTAGTCGCGAGTCTTCGACACCAGCATACTAATGGTTCAATACCATTATAACAAAACACTTCCCCCAATATTATTACTGCTCGGCTAGTTTCTTAAAATACTCTAAAGTATCTTCAGAAGTTGATTCAGCTGCATCAACAGACGCAATAGGATCACTAGCACTCTCTTCAATAGTTTCACTATAGTCACTACCGCTATTGGCAACAACTGTATTGAAACGTGCTTCCAACTCTTGATAACTCTTAAAGTTTTCAGGAGCAAGAATACCTTGAAGTGAATGCTGTTGTTTCCAAACATCCTCTAGCTTAGCATCGTCACCGTCAAACAATGGTGTAGGTGATGCAAACTCTGACTTATCATAATTCGCATAACCTTCTACCTGACGGATTTTGAGTTTAAAGTTAGCACCAGACCAGAAATCAAACGGGTTCATTGGTTCTTCATCTTTAAACTCTGGGTTCATAACACTTTCGATCTTCTCGAAAATCTTCTTACCATACCTAAACAAAAATACTTTGCCTTCATTCTGGGAATTGATACTATCCTCAACCACAAGAATATTGCTGTAGTAACTTAGCTTACGCTTTCGATCACGTGCAATACCTTTGTCTGATTCAATACCAGAATTCCACAGCATCGTATTTGCTTTCGATACAGGGTCATCACTGCCACTAGGAGCATCTGAACGTGGTGTAGTCAAAGAGTTCTCAATGTACCATCCACCAGGCCCCTTGAAACCATGCGTCCAAATACGAACCCACGGCACATCCTCATTTGTAGGAGCAGGAAGAAAACGAATAACGCAATAACCGTTACCTGTCTTATCCTTCTCCGGCTTCCAGATTCGGTCATCTTCATAAGACGGCTTCTCTGAAAGTTTCTCTACTTGCTTCGTCAATGACTGCAAGTTATTCATTCTGTTATTTTTTAAATCTTTAAAACTAGACATACATATTTCTCCTTATTTCGTTATATTTCGTAGTATCATTTCAAACATTCATCACGCACATTACAAAGGTAATTTACTAACCTGCTTCTTCATCATATTCAAGTCGTTAGCTTCTGCTTCAAGTTTATCTTTGATAGACCTATTTAGAAGTTTTGCAACCATCTCAATCTCACCATCTACATCATCGCTATATTTGATAATAGCCTCCATATATGAAATCTTCTTATCCCTGACTATTTCTTCTATGGTAGTATTAACATCTATACTCATTTAAACTCCTTTATTTTATCGCAAATTCCAAGTTTCTTTGCTTCCTTTGCACTTAACCATGCATCAGTTGCAGGTAACAAATGTTTACGAATTTGATTTTCATTTAAACCAGTACACTTCTTATAGTGAGCTATCATTCTTTGGGTAGTAAGTTCAAACTCTTTACTTACTGCGACCAATTCATGCTCCTTACCCCAACTACCCCAGCTCCACTGATGAGACATAATAGAAGTATTGGGAGTTAGCATCCTATGTCCTTTAGTTCCATTGATAAACATCATAAAACCAGCAGAAGCAATCTGACCTAACCCAACAGTATGAATTGGAAACGGACATCCGTTCATAACATCAATCACAGCAAAGGCAGCATTCAAATCTCCGCCGGGAGAATTGATTACTATTTGTAAACATTGAGGTCTTGGTCGTTGCCAACTCTTCGTTAAGATAAAACTAATTAACTCTTTACAAGTTTCTTGATTTACCTCTTCCATAAAGAGATACACACCTTTTTCTTCTGGTGTTGCCGGGGTCTTTTTAGAATCAGTAGTCATAATAGTATCCCCATTTAAAATTTAATATCTATAAGGATCAATATAAAATATATGATCTCCTATCGTTGCAACCTTCAACATTTTACGATTCCAATATGGGTCAACATCATTTCTATGATAGTGAGTAGCACCATTTAAAAAATCATTAACCTTCCATCGTTCGCCATAATTTCTAATATAAACACCGGGCTGTTCTAACATAGCTCCAGCAATTACCTTTGAAACTTTCCATGCAATTTTATCTTTTGGTATATCAGATAAACCATCACAAAACCATGAAAAGTGACATCTGTGCCTAACAACTTTACCATTTTTATATCTTGCTTGTTTAACTACTTTACAGATAGTATTAGGAAACCGTTTACTATTAACTCTATTAATAGTTACAAGTACAACTGCCATCTGTCCTTTAGTAGTTTGATCTCTAGCCTCAAAATAAATATTTTGAGCTAAACAAAGAACTTCCTCATGTGATACCTTTGTAAATCCACTAAGGAATAAAAATGAATATATCAGTATAAATGTTTTCATAATGAAAAAAGGGGATGGTTGCCCATCCCCTTACTCTTAGTTACCCCAATGTGCATTGAGGGCTTTACGACAAGCAAAGACAGCCTTTGCTCCACCATCAAGGTCACAATCCTTGAAAGCAGTTTGTCCAGTAGCAGGTGAAGTGTAAATCTCTACCCAACGAGGCAGTCCAGTTACGTCTGCTTCTGCTCGGGTGATTTTACGAGCATTCTTCATACCTACTTTTGGTTGACCAACAGTTGTGTTACGCATAAAATAAATCTCCTAAAAGTTAAAATCAAGTTTCGTGATGAACCATTCATCACTTCAATATAACCATTATATCATAATGGTATTCGTTATACAAGGAAGAATATTAAAAATCTTCCACATCAATTAACTAACAAGTTCTTTGTCAATCCCAATTAAAAGATCATCAAAAATGTTTTCATTATTTGGAATATTCTTGGTGTATTCTTCTGGAATTATGACTTTCTTTTTCTTTTCATTATAATTCTCATCATAAAAATCCTTAATCTCTTCAAAAGGAACAATAGAATACATTGGCCAAACACAATCAAGAGCTTTAACTTGCTGATATGCTCCACGAATATTTACCCAATCCATACCAGTTGGTTTACAACAATTAAAAATTCTGTTGTACTGTTTCCAAAAGGTAAGGTATTCATGGAAAAAAGAAGCAATAGGGTCACTTGCATTAGGACAACCCATGTGAATAATTAGCTGATAGGTAGCACCTTTTGCAAAATATTCATACGTTTCTCCACAATTATCCATAACAGTTGTTACATGAGAAAATACTTTTTCAGCATAAGTTGAAAGAACACCATACTTAACACTTGGGGGAGAATCAACAAAATAGTTTTGACCATAAGTGATTTGTAATTGTTTAATGATTTTAGCATGTACACCTTTACCTGATACACTAGCAACCCATTCTGTTCCAGTTGAACTATTAACAAGACCATTAACAACATTATTAACAGCTGCTGATTCAAGGTCAAGCTTTTGATTACTCATAAAATTAATCTTTTCTTTGATTGAATTACTAAGTTCAGTAATTTCTTCCTGTGAAGGATTTTCTTTGATATTAAAAGAACCATTCTTTTGCATACGTTCAAGACAATATTTAATTCCCTCAATATCATTAATACCAGCTTCATGTTCAAGATTATTCATTCGACAAGCAACTTGAATCAGATTATCTATATTAAAATACTGGTTTTTCTTGAAAGTACTGACAATTCTATTTGTGAAGCCCTTATCAGATAAAAGACTATCCATAGTATTGCCATTAAACATATACTCAACTTGTCCATTAGAACCAAGTACAACCTGTATAGACCTCTCTCTTAAATCATAACCTTCTTTTTCAAGAGATTCATTTATCTTGGTGTGTTTAGGATTGGCTCCTGACCTATAGTTCTGAACCTTGAAATCACCTTGATTGGCTGCTTTCAACTCTGAGGCATCCATCAGTTTTGTTTCAACAAAGTCCAAACCCATATCTTCAAAATCAGAAAAATATTCTGGATATGTTTCGGGGTTTCTAAACTTCTTATGCAGTTCTAAATCTTTTTCAGTAAACTCTCCAACTTCTTTTTTCACAAAGAAATTTAAAGCTTTGTTTACTGAATGTTGGTTAATACGGTTAATCTTAATCATAGTGTAAAACCTTTCTGTCGATTAATCGACATTTTAAGTAAGACCTCTAAGCACTTCATGTGAATTAGAATATCTTACCGATTTAATATAACCATTGTACCACAATGGTTATCGTTACACAAGGAAAAACTTTCCCTTGTTTCTGGAGCGGGTGGTGGGGCTCGAACCCACGACCTCCACGTTGGCAACGTGATGCGCTACCACTGCGCTACACCCGCATTACTTAATTGTTATATACATTATACCATACTTTTCAACCAAAGTCAAGGAAAAAGTAGCAGTTTTTCTGTTACTAGGAAAACTGCCAAACCCTAGCTACTTAACTACGCAGCAATAGCATACGAATAATCGTTTGCGTTTGTGATTTGAATGATTGATAACGGAG